AGGCGTACTTTCCGGTGGCGGAAGCCTGTGTGTTAGCAACAAGGGTTCCACCCCAGGTGCTAGCAGGGCGTGGCTCTCCGGTGGGGTCGCTGAGCTCCGTCTCAGTGCGCTTGATGGGCGCTCCACGGGTGCGCCCAGTGCGATTCGGTCAAGATGTTCACACGGTGATCGCCATGTCTCCAGTTGGGTTGCTGACCTTGGCGGGGGACTGTGGATCTCCGTTGCTCGTCAGTGCGCGCGTAGGCGGCGCACCATCCGTGTGCGTGGCTGGCTTACACTCAGGTGTCACTAGGGTCGGTGGCGAAGATCTGGTTGTTACAGCGCCATTGACGCAGTCCATGGTCGCGGCGGCCGATGCATACTTTGCTACGGCCACTTACCAAGGAAGCGTGAGGTTGTTTGGACAACCGGCGGATCTTCGCTTAAACACCTCGCGATCGCATCCGTTGTTGCCCCAGCATTTGCCTTACGTGCAGCCCCTTGGTGTGCTGGAGAACGAACAGGGGGTGAACGTTAGTTCGCTGAACACGTTCAAATCGAATTTGGTGCGGGGCATGTTCTATGAACCGGGTCCCGTGGATGACGTGCTGGGCCCTCGGGCGCACGGTTTCCCTGTTGACACTCGCAGCATGGCGCACTATATCCGTCCTTTGGAAGCTATGGCGACCAAGGATTCGGCTTTCGAGCCCCCCGTGCTCGACCAGGCGTTGCGTGATTTTAAGGTCTCTTTGCGCATCGCGTTGGGTGACGCGGCTCCTACGCGCCCAGCGTCCTTGTTCGAGGCAACCAACACAGATGGAGTGCAGCCCACGTTGCAGTTGGGCACTTCTGCGGGTTTTGGTCGTAAGGGCCATAAGCACAGATACGTGGATCTTGCCTGCACACGTGGCTGCACTGACGAGGGTTGCGTGCGGTTTCATCCCAGTGGCAGCGACCACATTATTCCCGGGAGGGACAACTTTTATCCCGACCCTGAGGTGCGTGCTGAGGTGTCTGCGCTTATAGAAGCTCTTGCGCGCGGGGACTAAGACCTTGCCATTTTCCGGGGTTCGCTTAAAGACGAGGCCGTAGCGATTGGCAAGACCAAGATCCGCGCATTTTATGTAGCGGCCATGGCGCTTAATTTGGTTGTGCGCATGTATCTCATGCCTTTTGTCAGCAGGCTCCAGGGCCGCCCGGGGTATGAGTGTATGGTGGGCATCGACCCTCAAGGGCCGGCTTGGGAGGCTTTGCAGTGCTCGCTGGAGGCCCGGCATGCCACCCGCCGTTTGGCGGGGGACTACAAGGCCTTTGATTTGACTACCAGCGAGACGCTGCTTGCAGCGTTTTACGAGTCCATTGTGGACTTGGCCTTAGATGCGGGGTGGGATTCGCACGCTATCAGCGTCATGCGGGGCTTGGGCAAGAATC